GTTTTCAATGCTCTATTCTGTAATTTTTGTGACCCAACCAGTCAAATCAATGGCGCCAATAGACAGTGCTTTTACCAAGCTCTTGAATGACGTTGTGCTTTTATTGGTTGGTAGCATCAGCACATTGATCGGAATGTTTACCATTAACAAGGGTGCTAAATCGTTTGCTGAAAGAATGAATCCAACGCCACAGCAGCCAATGTGCCAGCCCATGCAGGGCTATGGCCAGCAATACGGCTACAGCAACAATCACGGCTTTACATCAAACACTCACAATATTCCTGGCCAAGCCCTTGGCGCCATGCCTGTTTGGCAGAATCCAGAGCTGGATGAGTCTTGGACACCTGGGCCACCACCCACAACGCCACCGGACCATCTTGAGGATGACCATGAGCGTGAGCAGCTGGCCATTGCCAGACGGGAGACTGATTGATGTTTGGCATACCATTACCCTATATTGCCCTGGCAATCGGCATTGCCTTGTTCGGCTCTTACCGAGGTGGCTATCACTTTGGCTGGGAAGACAGGGACAATGACATGAAGATTGCCATTGCCCAAAAGAATGATGAAGCCAGAGCCAAAGAGGCAGAACTTGGCACTAAGTTGATTGACCAAGAAACGAAACTCAGAAAGGCCCAAGATGATGTCAAGAAAAAACAGTCTGCTATGCATGAGCTTGCTCGCACTGGTCGGCTGCGCCTCCCAGCCCCAAGTTGTCCACAAGCCAATGCAAGTGCCACCATTGCCATTGGAGATACACAACCCAGCCAGCCCGATGAAAGCGAACTTGAGCGACAGACTATTGCAACTCTTATCGACCTCGCAGCCGAAGGAGACAAAGCCATCACCAAGCTCAACGCCTGCGTCAGCGCCTACGAAGAAGTAAGGAGAATTGTCAATGGTCAATAGTCAGCAGCTCCAGCAACTGCACATTGGCCCAGAGTGGGTCGATGCGCTTAATGAGACATTCCAGCGCTTTGACATTTCAACGCCACTGCGCCAGGCTGCCTTTATTGGCCAGTGTGGCCATGAGTGCGGCAACTTTAGGATTCTTGAGGAAAACCTTAATTACAGAGCCGAAGCACTGCAAAAGCTCTGGCCAAGGCGCTTTGACGCGGCCAAGGCCCAGATGTGCGCAAGAAACCCCAAGCTCATTGCTAACACTGTTTACAGCAGCCGCATGGGTAACAGGGATGAGGCAAGTGGTGATGGCTATCGTTTTCGAGGCCGTGGGTGCATTCAATTGACTGGGTCAGCCAACTACCACCATGCAGGCCAAGCGCTTGGCGTGGACCTGATCATGCAGCCCGAGCTGGTGGCCACGCCCCAGTATGCAGCCCTGACTGCCGGATGGTTTTGGGACACTCAGAAGCTCAACCAGTATGCTGATTCTCGTGACTATAAGACCATGACGAAACGTATAAATGGCGGGTTCATAGGTTTGGAAGATCGCATAAAGCACATCAACCATGCGATTGATGTCCTGACATAATTAGCCATGGCCAATGTCAATCAACAACTCGAAGTCCCATCAATCCCAAGCCTTGGCTTTGCGCCAGAGGGGTATGAGAAACGCTACTTTGCTGAAAACAATGGGGCGCTGAACGGGTACTTCAGAAAACTGATCAGTGTGCTTGGCGCTTTGTTTGGACCAAGGGGCGGCAAGTTTTTGAACACCCCCCACGGGGCTTTTCACGACTCTACCGACCAAGTGGCGGCAAGCACCACTGCTGCCACTGCTGTGACGTTTAACACGACAGACATCTCCAACGGGGTCACGCTGTCAAACAGCTCAAGGTTCAATGTTGCAGACTCTGGTGTTTTCAACATCCAGTTTTCCATTCAGATCAAAAACACCACAAACGACAGCCATGATGTGGACATCTGGTTTCGCAAGAATGGCACAAACGTAGATAACTCAAACAGCAGATATCACCCCCCTGCAAGAAAAAGCACAGGTGATCCCAGCCACATGATTGCGGCCTTGAACTTCTTTATTGAATTGGATGCAGGCGACTATGTTGAAATCATTTACAAGGTTGACAATGTGAATGTGACGCTAGAGCATTTTGCTGCCGGTTCCAGCCCAACACGGCCAGCAGTGCCATCAGCCATTGTCACTGTGTCTTTTGTCTCAAATCTACCTACAATTTAGCCATGTACATACCCATCAAACTACCCCCAGGTGTTTACCGAAATGGCACTGAGTATCAGTCTGCTGGCCGGTGGAACGATGCCAACCTTGTGCGCTGGTACGAAAACACATTAAGACCCGTCAACGGCTGGCGCAGTAAATCGGCATCAACTGTCACGGGCGCTTGCAGGGCAATCATCACTTGGCGCGACAACGATGCCGACTCTTACATTGGCCTTGGCACTCACTCCAAGCTCTTTGCAATGGATGTGCTAGGTGTTCTGAAAGACATCACACCCACTGGATTTACAACTGGTTTCATTGATGCCACCAGCACCACAGGCTACGGCAAAAACCTCTACGGCAGCTTTGCCTATGGTGTGCCACGGCCAGACACCGGATCGGCAGACATAGCCACCACTTGGAGCTTGGACACTTGGGGCGAGTATTTGGTGGCTTGCTCAAATTACGATGGCAAGATTTACGAGTGGCAGCTAGGCTTTGCCACACCCACATTGGCTGCTGTCATTACCAACGCGCCAGTGAGCAACACTGCCATCTTGGTGACTGCCGAGCGATTCCTGTTTGCACTTGGCGCGGGTGGAAACCCAAGAAAAGTGCAGTGGTGCGATCAAGAGGACAATACCCTTTGGACACCGGCAGGCGACAACCAAGCAGGCGACTATGAGCTGACAACGCCTGGCAGCTTGTTGGCCGGTAAACGTGTCAAGGGTATCAATCTACTGTTTACAGATGTGGATGTGCATACAGCGCAATATGTTGGCGCTCCATTCATTTATGGTTTTGAGAAGGCCGGAAGCGGCTGCGGCCTGATTTCGGCCCAAGCTGTGGCGGCCATTGACACTGCTGCCATTTGGATGAGCAAGTCTGGGTTCTTTATCTATGACGGGTACGTCAAGCCACTGCCTTGCGATGTCTCGGACTTTGTTTTCAACAACATTAACTTTGACCAGAGGACAAAAATTGTTGCTGTCCATAACAGTAAATTTGGTGAAATCTGGTGGTTTTATCCCAGCAATGCAGGCATAGAGAATGACTCTTATGTCACTTTCAACTACCGCGAAAACCACTGGAATGTCGGCTCATTGGTGCGCCTATGCGGCACTGATGCTGGCGTGTTTACTTTGCCCTTGATGGTGGATGATGGCGGTGAGGTCTATGAGCATGAGGTCGGGTTTAACTACGATGGCGCAACACTCTTTGCCGAGTCTGGCCCCATCCAAATTGGCAATGGCGACAATGTGATGAAGATCAGAGAGGTTGTGCCAGATGAGCAGACCTTGGGCGAGGCGGTGGTTTCGTTTAAAACCCGTCTTTATCCCACAGGCGCTGAGTCTACATTTGGACCATTTACGGCAGCCAACCCAACTTCTGTCAGGTTTTCTGGTCGCCAGGTCAACATGGTGGTGACTGGTGCGGTATTGGCCGATTGGCGCATTGGGGTCATCAGACTTGATGCTGTGGCCAGTGGTAAGAGATGAGTGACCAAGAGCATTTGGAAAGGCTGCGCCAACACGTTGAGGCGGCATTAGAATACTCTGGAGGCACACACAATTTTGAAGATATTGCCGAGATGGTTGAGGATCACAGATTACAGCTGTGGCCAGCCAAGGACTCGGTGGTATTGACAGAGATCATTGTCTATCCCAGGCTCAAGAATTTGCATTATTTTCTGGCTGGTGGCGACCTAGATGAACTCTCACAGATGAGACCATTGATCGAATCTTGGGGCAAATCGGTTGGATGCACCAGGGTGACACTGGCAGGCCGTAAAGGCTGGGCAAAGACATTTTTGAAAGACGAAGGTTACAGCCCACAATGGGCTGTACTTGCAAAGGACTTATAGGGGAAAGACTATGGCAACAAGATCAGAAGTACTAGCAGCGTATGTAGCTAATCCAAAGGCATCATTTAGTCCAACTGAAGACGCAATTGCATTTTGGCAAGATAAAGGTCTTGCAAACTTTAATCAAATCGTTGATGAAGCAAGAGCGCAAAACCCTGCGCTTGCAGCGCAGATTGATACAGAACGTGCAGCAGCTAACAGGGCCATCACTGGCGGTGGTGCTGCTGTCACTGGCGGTGGCGGTGCTGTTACAGGCGGTGGCGCTGTCACTGGCGGCGGTGCTGTTGACAATTCAGCGCGTTATCGTCAGCTGGTCTTGGATGCCTACTCTGCCATTGGTCGCAAAGGAATTGGCACTGCTGCAAATCAAGCTGATCAGGCTGGTGTTGACTTTTGGACTAATGCATTGATCAATGGGACATTGACACCTGAGAATTTTGGCGCTTCATTCAATAGGTCTGTTGGCCAGTACATCACTGAAAACCCAACCAATTTAATAACTCAAAATGTGAATGCTTACAAACCATTTGCAAATACTGGCCTGCTGTCTCAGTCTCAAATGCAGCCCCAGTCTGTGGGCGCTCCAGCTGTGCCAACTTACCAGCCACAAAGCCTGGCTCAAAATTTTCAGAACTACATGGGCATTCCCATTGGCGCTCAGTACAACCCTGCTGTGACAGCTGGTGGCACATCACCTTATTCACAGATCAAAGCATTAACCCCTCAATTTGTGAATCCTTATGCCGGTGTTGTGGCCAATACGGCTATGGGTGGTTATAACCCCATGCTTTATGAGCAAGTTAAAGCGGCTGCACGGGCTGCCGGATCATTGGCCCCGACAGACTATTTGATTGATCAAAGTACTGGTGGTTCTACTGATGGCGGCAATCCAGGTGACAGTGGCGCTCCTGTTGGTGAATTTGCAAAAGGCGGTTTAATCACTGATGTTTTTGGCCCAGACCCTGCTGGTCCTGATGAGGGTCAAGTCAACATGATGCGCGGTGAATATGTCATCAAAAAATCTTCTGTCGATAAGTATGGCCGTGGACTTCTGGACATGATCAATGAAGGCAAAGTGCCGGTCAAGAAAATTAGATCACTTTTAGATTAAGGGGAAACAATATGTCCAAAGGTGGTAACAGCGTTAGCACAACCTCAATTGATCCTCAGATCAAGCAGGCATTTTTAACGAACTTTGAGCAGGCCCAAGGTGTGGCCGGTGCATTGCCAGTCCAGCAGATTGCTGGCTTTAATCCACTGTACCAAGCAGGCGAGGAGGCTTTGGTTAACACTGCCCTTGCTGGCCCAGGCATTACCGGCACAGACTTGGCCGCGCAGATGGCTGCTTATGGCGGTGTTTATCAGCCAAGCCAGATTGGACCGCAGCAAACCAATCTTGGCCTAACTGGACCAGGATCAATTAGCTCTTACATGAATCCTTATACATCAGCTGTGCGCACCAATGCATTGGCTGATCTGGAATCTGCAAGACGATCTGCTATCCAGCAAACTGGTGAACGCGCCACAGCTGCCCGTGCATTTGGTGGATCACGCCAAGGTGTGGCCGAGGCTTTGACTAACCAAGGGTTTGCCAAGCAGGCTGCCAACCTTGGGACAACATTAAACGAGCAGGCATTTAACCAGGCTGTGGCTTTACAACAAGGTGACATTGGCCGCAGATCAGCAGCAGAATTGGCCAATCAGCAAGCAGGCTTGCAAGGCGCTCAATTGCGATTAGGTGGTGCAAGCCAGCTAGGCAATTTGGCTGCACAACAACAAGCATTGCGTCTTGGTGGCGCTCAAGCGGTCATGGGCGCTGGCGGTGCGCGTCAGGCTTTTGACCAGCAACAAGCAGATGCAATCCGCAACATTGGCCTGCAACGCCTTGGCATTGTTCAATCAAGCCTTGGTGCGCAGCCTGCCAATTTGGGAATGGCAAGCTCCACGCCTTACACACAAAATGTAGGTGCTGGTTTGCTTGGCGGTGCATTGGCTGGATCGCAATTGGCTGGTGTTGCTGGCCTGACAGCAGGCACTGGCGCTGGACTTGGTGCATTGGCGGCTTTGATCTAACATGAGAAACACCCCAACGCCAGAGCCACAAAGCTACGCAAACGCGCAGCTTATGGCTTTGCTTGATCCCTCAAGCAGGCGTGACACCATCCTGATCACGCCTGGATCACCTATGCCCTCGCGCATCCCTGACGGGTTGACAGTGGCCCAGACAAGCCGAGGCATTGTGATCACCAGTGACCCATCAAAGGTCAGGATCATTGACCAAGGGTCTGAGCGTGATGTTGGCATGGCGCTCTTTGGCTATTCATACGATCAGTCCAAAGGCTTTGACAATGTGGCGGTGGCTATGGATAGAAGCGGCATTCCGGTGGCAGAGCTGGCCATCAAGCCTGGTCAAGAAAGACGGGCCATGAGGGCTGCATCTTTGCTTGCACCAGATACAGGATCAACTAACATGATGAGCAGAGGCGATGTGGTTAATACTCGCCTCAGAGGTTTATTGGATTAAGGTGGAAATATGGCTACTCAATTTGATTTAAGCAGTTTGTTTGGTGGAATGCCTGGTGGCGGTGTGCCAACGGGCCTTGACGCATTGCTGACAGAAGACCAGCGCAAGCTCTTGGGCCGTAATGCTGCGCTGTCAGCAGCTGCTGCATTGCTTCAAGCCAGTGGCCGAAGCACAACGCCTATCAATTTGGGCCAAGCGCTTGGATCAGCTTTGCAGGCTGGCCAGCAAGGTTATCAGCAGGCAAGAGCTGGCTCTTTTCAAGATTTATTGCTAGGTGCAAAACTTAAAGAGATGCAACGCCTTGGGCAGTATCAAACTGCTTTGACTGGAGCGCCCCAAACAGCAGAATCTGTGCAACCGCAAGAGCCATTAACGGCAGCACAAGCAAGCCTGCTTAGTCAAACTGCACCTACCAGTGCAGCCGGCCCATTTGGTCCAAGTCCTCAAAGAGCGCAGTTAATGGATCAAATACAAGCGCAGCCAACAATAGCGCCAGCGCCTTTGACCGCGACAGAAAAGCGATATAACGAACTGATGCGCAAGGCCGATGTGGCCAATCAATTTGGCAAATTTGATGATGCAGACAAGCTGATGGGTCAGGCTTTAAAGATTAAGCCTCTAGAAAAATACTCTACAACACCACAGTTTGGTAACAGCAAACAAGGCACACCAATTTCATATGTCTTGAGCGAATCAGGCGGCATGAAGTTATTGGATGTCCAGCGCAGCCCTGAGTTTAATTATCAAGACACTGGGTCTTACATCAGTGTGCGTGACAAAAACTCAAACAGAGAACTTGAGCGTATTGCAAAAACTATGAGTCCAGGGGAAGTGGCATCCAATATTGTTTCTCAAGGAAATCTTGAAGTAAATCGTGCCAATTTGCGTGTGGGCCAAGGCGGTTTGGACTTGCGTCAACAAGAATTTGCCCGTAGTGC